AAATAAAGAGCGTGCAACGCTCGAAAGTGCGATAGCACAAGCGGAGCGAAGCGTCACGAAGTACGACGGCGAGCTCGTCAAGTTGGCTAACAAGACCTGTCACGCATGTGAACAAGAGCTACATGATCACAAGCATGAAGAAATGACCGCTACAGCACAAGGGCACCTTGACGAAGCCCGGCGATATTATGCCAAGGTAGAAAAAGATCTAGCCAAAATACTTGCTGATATTTCAGCACTAGGCGAGCTTAGTCAACGGCCTAAAACCTACTACGACACCATAGAGGAAGCGTTCAAGCATCAGAATAATCTTGCCACTTTAGAAAGTCAGCTTAACATCAAAGCAGTAGAAGTTGACCCGTATCAAGAGCAGATTGATGAGCTCAAGCATACTGCCATGCAAGAAATATCCTGGGATCTAGTTAATGAATTTAACCTAATCAAGGATCATCAAGAGTTCTTATTAAAGTTATTAACATCAAAAGATTCGTTTATTCGTAAGAAGATTATTGACCAGAATTTGGCCTATTTGAACAATCGATTGACCTACTATTTGGACAAGCTAGGTTTACCGCACTCGGTCACTTTCCAGAACGATCTAACAGTATTGATCACTCAGCTGGGGCAAGATTTAGACTTTGACAATCTGTCTAGGGGCGAGCGTAATCGCTTGATTCTAGGCCTATCATTTGCCTTCCGCGACGTGTGGGAATCATTGTATCAAGGTATCAACCTACTGTTTGTTGACGAGCTTATTGACAATGGTCTAGATGCATCGGGCGTTGAGGGAGCCCTGGGCGTACTTAAGAAGATGTCACGTGAACGTAAGAAAAACATCTTCTTAATATCGCATAAGGACGAATTAATTGGCCGTGTAAACAACGTCTTGCGTGTGGTTAAAGAGAACGGATTTACATCATATGCCACTGACTTGGAGATCACAGAGTGACACCCAAGGATGAGGATCTGCACGAAGAGCTAATGCGAGTTTTTCGCAAGTACTTCGCGGAAAATCAAGAGTGGTTTGACAAGGATACCTATGCCAGTACCATTAGGCTTCGGCATCTTTTAAGCGATATTAGGCACATTTGTAGTGATAGGCGCAAGGCAATTAGGCTGTGGCAAATAGATAAACGGGCGCAGTTAGATGAACGCAAGGTTCGTCGCGCTCAAAAAGGCAAGGGTAAGGAAAATAATTAACTACATAGTTAATGTCATGGACTTATCAAAATCAACCAGTAGAAACTCTGCCCGAAGATTGTGTGGGATTTGTATATCTTATAACAAACATCACCAGCGGGCGCATGTACATAGGCAAAAAATTAGCAAAATTCTCCAAAACCACTTATCGAACAGTAAAACTTAAAAACGGCACTAAGAAAAAAAAGAAAATCCGTAGCAAAATTGACTCAGATTGGCGTGACTATTATGGATCGTCGCCTGAATTAACCAAGGATGTTACGCAGTTAGGGGCAGAAAACTTTACAAGAGAGATACTTTTCTACTGTAAATCTAAGGCAGAATGCTCTTATATAGAGGCTCGTGAGCAGTTTTCACGCAGAGTTCTTGAATCAAAAGACTATTATAACGGTCATATTCAAGTGCGTGTGCATGGTTCACATATACTCAAAAGCTAATAAAACAGGCCGTTAAAACACCAAATAAGCCCGCACAGGCGTTGATCGTGTGCTCTAAATCCGTTCTGATGTGTGACGGTATGGAAGTTCTGCTTGGTGTCAGAGTTATAAATTACTATCCTTTACAGGACGATGATCAGATACGCCGCTAACTGGTTTAATTTATAAGTGGGAGAATAAGGCTAAAAGAGTGGGGAGAACCCACGGGTTTATCAGTGTGCTAGCGTATATTGATCAACTGCCGTCGTATAAAGACTTGGCTCGAGGTACCGGATGACCGCCTCTGTAACGCCATAACGCTAGGTGACATTGTTCAACTCAGATAATGTTCTTTGCCCTGCCTGGGCAAAGTGTGACTGAACAATCTAGATAATATTTAAAGTGCTTCGCACTTGATTATAGTCTATAAAGAAACAACAGGTGTTTGAGTGCTAACGAAAACACAGATGAACGTAGTTCATCTTACTAACTAGATAAATATCGTATATGAAAATCTATGAAATAATCTCTGAAACATCAGTACCGGCTCCTGATAATCTATTGGCTTTGATCAAAGACACAGCTAGACATCTAGATCCTGCTGCCAGAGAATCGTTAATCTTTAATTCTGGATTTATTGCCAAGAATACCTTTCGTTTTATGACTTTTGTAAAATGGATAGGTGCCTACGAAATTGCCTGTACATATCTAGCACAGGTAGCTTTGGTCAACAAGGCTATTAAAGAACGACAGATGCCGGAAAGTGATCGTATGCCGGCATATAGAATCCTAGTTGAGGAAACTGTAGTTGCATTAGCTGCCAGTGGTTCAATTGTAAAAGTTATTAGAATGTTAATAGGTTTTACAGTAGTAGGTCGAGTAGCTGCCTGGGTAGCAGGTGGTGCCGCAACAATCGCAACATTAGGTGTATTTGGTGGACCGGCGGTGCTTGAGATATTGGCTACTACTGCCGCTAGTATTTGGCTTCAACAATGGGTGCAAACTGAAGAAGGCAAAGAAGTTATTGCCAACTGTGTGATGTATGCAATTGATCCTGCACTAACTTGGCTATGGAATCAAGGTCCCGGTAGATTTATTTCATCAGTTAAGACGCATAACATATCTGATCAAGGTGCTAAGACCATGGGCAAAAAAGATGATCCACTTGGCGATCTTGGCAACAAGGTCAATGACAAGTTGACTGGAACTGATACAGATGTAGACAGTATTTCATCTAAAGCCAATGCTGCCAAAGATGCTGTGAGCAAACACTTTAACAAAAATCCCAAAGCTCCCTTGCCCACAAGTGGCAAGTTCCTGGATATTGATATTTAAAGCAAGGGCATCTGAGTATTTTTAGTTGCTTCGATATTTTCTTTAATAATATCGTTTATAATTTTAATGTCTTCAGTGGTGTATCGATCAAAGAGATCGTTGACATTTATACTGCCCCGCATGTACCAACCAATTCTAAAAAATTCTTCTTTGTACTGTAGTATTTCTTTATCAAGCCTAACTAGATATTCTTCAATTTCCTTATTAGATAATCTAATTAGGCTTTGACGAAAAAATTTGATTGGTCTAGTTGTATGGCAAACGAATCGGCGTGTTGACAACTAGCGCACTGCACCGTGGTATCTGGATATCTCCACAGGGTATTGTTAGCTTCAATTTGTTCTTTGATGCTTTCAAATATGTCTCGATCGCAGTTGTCCAAGAATTCTTTAATAAAACTACGTTCTGTAACCACAGTACTTTCTAACTCAACTTGATCTACAGTTTCAAGAAAGATTCTATTCTGTAGTTCTGCCAACGCGGCAAATACTTTTGGTACTTCTACATCTCGTTGCTCGGCAGTTAAGGTATCTAGCTGTGCTAGCTGTTTTTGTAGCATGAAGTTTTCTAAATTGAACTCAGTAACCTTTTTATAAGTCAATGGTTTGATTTTGATCACTAGATTTTTAAGTACAATTTTAGGCTCGTATTCACATCGACTAAAGTGATCTAACATAGAGCTTAGATTAATATCATAGTCACCCTCTTCCCCGCAACTGGTGCAGGTGTGTGTAACTGACATTTCATTTCCATAGCTGGCAATTCTAATGGCCACTAGAATCGCATCGACGTCTAAATTGCTGATATCCCATCCGTCGGTAATAGATGGACAACAGCTTTGCATTAGTCGCACGGTTGATTCTCCGTTTAATAATGCGTCCGGAGTTTTCATTAGGATTTCATCCATACCGGTCATGCCAAATACAGGCATTTTATCCAAGTCGCCTTGTAAAGTGCCGGGATTGTTAAAGATACCCTTTGAAGGTAGTTTAATGAAAATCTTAGGTTGTCGAAAAAACTGCTTTAGGGGATTTGTAGCCATGTTAAACTCCGGATAAATATATTATAGAGTATTTATATACGCATATTTCGGGGAAAAATAAATGACTGAAGACGAATACAGACAAAAGAATCTTGAGGTTCAAGAGAAAATACTAGAACTCCACCGACAAACGAATCGTAATATGAGTCTTACCCAAGGATTTGACATCAGTGGTCAGTCAAGAAAATTTGGAACAGACATCACCGAAATGCTGACTAGCCCCAAGGCAGCATTTCAAGCTCTAGAAGATAAAATACACGAAAGTTATATTACTTGGAGTAAGTCATCTGAAACAGGTATTGGCTTTAATAACGATGCTATAGGGCTACGTGCCAGTATTAATCAAACTAGACTAAGCACTGATCAGTGGAATGAAGTTATAGATAAAGGAAAATATAACTTTACATCACTTGGCGGTAACATGACCGACAGTGCTAAGATCTTTAATCAAGTTTCCAAGTCATTTAGTGACAGTACTGCCGCTGATAGTCTGCGTAAAATGGGCTATACAACTCAAGACTATAACGAGTTGTTGGCAATTACCATATCTGGTCAGCGTAGAATTAATCTTGACAACGATGCAGAACGTCTAAAACTACAACAATCAGTTGCTGAATTGGCCAGTGAAATGGACAAGACTGCACAGCTAACAGGTGTAAGTCGTAAAGAGCAAGAATCTGCTCTGCAAGAACTACAAAAGAACGCTCGTATACAGGCCACACTAGCAGGTATGGCTCCTGAACAGAAACAAGCATTAGAACAGGCCACTGTGGGACTAAAAGGCCTAGGCTTGAATAAAGTAGGGGAAGAATTATTCACTGGACAGGCAAAGACTAAAGAAACTATTGCTATACTAGCTGGATTAGGACCTGCAGGAACACAGTTACAAAACGCAATGAATAATCTGCGTAATGCACACACTGACGAAGAACGTAAATCAGCTCTGGCTCAAGTTAAACAAGCTGAAACAGCAGTTGCCGCTCAGATGAGTACTGAAACTTATAGACGAATGGTACAAACAGGCGAAGGCGCTGCCGCTGATGCCGCACGTACTGTCTATATGTCTTCGCAAAATTTCAATAGCAGTATTAAGAGTGTAGCTGATCAGTATCATGTGTCAATGGATCGTGCAAGACAAATTGCCGATGAAGATGCTGGATTTAGACAAAAAGGTCTAGTTGCTCAGCGTGATCAAAATGGCGAGATTATGAAAGATGCACAAGGCAAGCAGTTAATTGACAAGGCTGCCGGTGCAAAGAGCACAGAGTTATATGTAGAAGCAAATGCTCGTCTAAAAGATTTTAATGCTACTCTAGGACAAGTTATTGATAGTATTAATCAACGTTTTGGTGCAACAAAAACTGCCCAAGACATGATAGATCAACTTAAAAATGTTAAACCATCTGATGGCAAAGGAGTAATACCAGAAGGCACTCCGGCCAGTGCCGTTGATAGAGCTAATGGCATTGAAGCGTTAACACGTTTGCCTGGAGCAATACAAAATGGTACACTGTTTAAAGACATTGGCAGTATAACTATAGATTCTGTAAAAGAAATTGGCGTAGGTGCTGTTACCATGGCCGCCGATGTGGTAAATTTAGTCGGAGAGCTTGCTACCGGTAAACAACCAGTTCCACGTGCAGATACAACTCTTGGAGCGACTGGACAACCGTTTGAAAAAGGCCCAGTTAATGCTCTAATCAATGAAGGCACTAATTTAGAGGGTGTGTTTAGTTCTCAACAAATCGGCAAGTTAATATCTAATACAATATCAATGACTGCTAATCAGTCTAGTTCAGGCAATCTTGATATAGGCAAACTAAGCGAAATGTTTAATACAACTATCAGTTCCGCTGGTAGTCGTACAAATGCAGGCACTGATTCACAAGAATCTGCTCAACAAACAACATCCAGTATTCAAACTAGCTGGAAATCAGCTGTGCAAACTATGATTCAAGACAACGAATCAGCAATTAAATCTAGCAGTCAAGCACAACTAACAACAATTAAGCAATCTGAAATTGAAAAGACTTCGGCAATTGAAAGCGAAAAGAAAAAACAAGATGCAGTTGTTGCAACTACTGGAGTTCCTGAGTTTGTTGCGGGCATACAGCGTTCAATTGGACCTATGACTAGCGATTTACAAAAAGCTACAGGTAACGCAACTAGTGAAATGCAAAAAGAAATGATAGCCAAGGCCAAAGAATGGAATGCCGCACCTATGTTATCATTATCAGACATGCAAAAACAAGTGTCTCCAATGTTTGATAATCTAAAGGAACATGTTGGAGGATTGAACAACGCTACCAGCAATATTAAACAAGCAGTAGTTGAGCAACCAAAACCAGCAGTAGTTGAGCAACCAAAACAACAACAGCATGATGAAATTAGACAGGGCACAGTGACCCTAAAAGATCTGCACATGGACCTAGTAGACTTAAATAAGAATGTTGTGGACATGGTCAAGCATACTGCTGAATTACTTGAAACTAGCGGTAAAGTACATAGAGCCACTAAGAAATTGAATCCTAACGTAAGTGTTAGATAAAGGATAAAACTAGAATGAGTTGGAAAAAATACTTTACACCGGTTCCGATCAATGGCGAGATGATGGGTCCAATCAACGGATCCAACTTTAGTAATCGTCCGGGACCTGCAAGAACAAACTACAGCTCATTCCTTCCAGACATTTACACAGGTAGTCCTAATCGTGTTGAACGTTATCAACAGTATGAAGTTATGGACAGCGATCCTGAAGTTAATGCCGCCTTAGATATCCTTGCAGAATTTTGCACACAAAAATTAAAAGATTCAAAAAGTCCATTTGCAGTTAAATGGCGTAACAAAGGAACCAACGCTGAGATTAAGATCTTAGGCGAGTATCTAGCACAATGGAACAAGTTACAAAAGTTTGACACACGTATTTTCCGTATTGTACGCAATGTATTCAAATACGGCGATGCATTTTTTATTCGTGATCCTGAAAATCAAAAATGGTCATGGGTAGATCCTAGTCAAATTGTCAAAGTTATTGTAAATGAAAGCGAAGGTAAGAAACCTGAACAATATGTTGTTAAAGATCTAGCACCTAACTTTGAAAACTTGATTGCTACAATGATCACACCTAATGTAAATCCTAGGAATAACGCAGGAGGTACCGGTGGTGGTGGTACGTTCGGTGGTGGCCAATCGGGAACAAAAGGTGC